CGACTGAGAAAATTGAGTTATCGATCCTCAGAAATCTTCTGTTCAACGAAGCGTTCTACCGTAAAGTAGTTCCTTTTGTTAAACCTGAATATTTTGAGGACCACCATGAACGTATCATTTATGAAGAAGTTTGGAACTTCGCTAGTAACTATGATACTGTCCCGACTTCGGAGGTTCTTATCATTAACCTCCAGGATCGTAAGGACATTACTGAAGAAGCCTACTCGACGGCAGTCTCTACGCTCAAGAGTTTTGAAGAGACACCAATCGAACACCAGTGGTTACTTGACACCACAGAAAAATGGTGTAAAGACAGAGCAATCTATCTTGCCCTACTCGAATCGATCAAGATTGCTGATGGAGGTGAGTCAAAAGTATCGAAGGACGCGATTCCCTCAATACTACAGGAAGCTCTGGCTGTTTCGTTCGACGAACATGTAGGTCATGACTACATTGAGAATGTTCTAGAACGATACGATTACTATCATCAGGATGAAGCTAAGATTCCTTTTGATATCGAGAAGTTTAATGTGATTACTAAAGGTGGCATTCCTAATAAAACACTGAACATTGCCCTAGCTGGCACTGGTGTTGGTAAGTCTTTGTTTATGTGTCACCTGGCAGCAGCACATCTCCAACAGGGGAAGAACGTTCTGTACATCACGTGTGAGATGGCAGAAGAAAAGATCGCTGAACGTATTGACGCTAACTTGCTTAACGTTAATATCAAAGACATTGGTACTATTCCTGAACAGATTTTTACTCAACGTGTACAAGAGATTGGAAGGAAGACTCAAGGTCGTTTAATCATCAAAGAATATCCCACCGCTTCTGCCCACTCTGGTCACTTCAAAGGACTGTTGAATGAACTGTCACTGAAGAAATATTTTAAACCAGATATTATCTTTATTGATTACCTTAACATCTGTGCCTCGTCACGATATAAAGGACACATTGTAAACTCCTATACCTATGTTAAAGCGATTGCTGAAGAGCTTCGGGGTCTTGCTGTCGAGCATGATGTACCCATTGTATCTGCTACTCAAACTACTCGTTCTGGTTTCGGCAATAGTGATGTCGATATTACTGATACTAGTGAGTCTTTTGGTCTACCCGCCACTGCTGACTTTATGTTTGCTCTTATCAGCACTGAAGAACTTGAAGCGTCGGGTAGGATCATGGTTAAACAACTGAAGAATAGATATAATGACCTATCGTACTATAGACGTTTTACGGTGGGTATTGACAGAGCGAAGATGAAGCTCTATAATGTCGAAGATTCGGAAGGTGAAGACCTCCTCCAAGTTGAGGATGACGATACCTACGAAGCATTAGAAGATGTATCTTCTAAACAATCACGTCTAGATAAATTCTCTCAATTCGTAATATGACAATCAATTTTTCCCGTTATGAAACTTTCGTTGATGCCGTAACCAGCGATGCTTCAAAAGACTTTGTTGCTCTTGCTGACCGTATGGTTGAACTTGATCGAAAGGGTGCCAATATTGAGCGTCTTCTTACTGCTGGCGTTGGGATCAATGCTGAAGGTGGTGAGTTCCTTGAGATCGTTAAGAAGATGGTGTTCCAAGGTAAACCTTGGGATGACCACAATCGAGAACATCTCATTATTGAGTTGGGTGATCTTCTCTGGTACGTAGCACAAGCAACCCAAGCATTGGGTGTCTCCTTTGAGGAAGTTATCGAACGTAATATCACCAAGCTTGAGAAGAGGTATCCAGGTGGAAGTTTTGATATTTACTATTCGGAGCATCGTCAAGAAGGCGACCTGTAAGTGTTAACTCTCTGGATCCATACGGTAGCATTCTTCCAAGTGGTTGTGGTGAATTGTATTCAACCAGTCAATTGGCAATACTGCTACCGTGTTGACCAGTGGTTAGTACCAGAAGTAATAGAAGGATATAAGATATGGTCTGGTAAATCTCATCCATATCAAACAGAAAAAGACTATCTTGAAGACCTCCCCTAAATATTAGGGGAGGATTTTTTTATGAGTTTATCAGTAGCAGTATTTAATAAAAAACCAAACGGTCCTCATTACTGGAATACCTTTAAGGAAAAAGTAATGAAGGAAGTAGAGTTGCTTACTAATAAAGGTACTCATGTAAAAATTGATAGCAACGATCCCCGCTGGGTATTTTTAAAGACCAACAAACGTTTTGATGCTGATGCAGTAGAAGCATTGGAAATGTTTAAAGATGGTAGAAGTATAAAATTTCCTCTTAAAGGAGGTGGTGATGTCACATTAGCTGGCATCCTTAAAGCAAATGTAAGTGTGGGAAGTCCTAGAGCAAAGTATAATCTAGGTAATGTGGCAGAAGGTGTGCTTGCCTTTGCTATTGCTGCTAGGTTTCTTAACAAAACTAAAGCAGTTGGTGAGCGTGAGGTGATGGCAGTACGTGCTGCTATGTCTAAGAACAGAAGGGGTACTAGTTCGGAAATTCTTCTCAAATCACCTAATGCTCCTCATCCTAAGATGAAGAAAAAGATAGATGATGACGTTAAAGTTGTGGTGAACCTGGCAGCTGCCAACATGGATATGTTATTTACCACTGATGATACTGAACTTGATACTCTTAAAGGACTTATTCCTCCCTGTGTTGCTTACGCTAACGCTAGAGAAATCAATACAGCAGCATTGATGATGTACCGTAATGGTAAGAAAGACTATATTGATGTGATCGCTGATGGTATCGGTGACGAAACTGGCACAAAGGTTGATGTCAGGGTTGAGATTAATGGTAGCACTAATGTACCAATCCAAGGTAGGACAAGGGGGATGAATCTTGCCTTGACACAGATCTCTTTGAAGAAAGATGTGGATCAGTTTGCTCAGGTGGGTGGATGGACACTCGATACAATAGACAATCTGTGGGGCAAGGTGCTTAATATGACCCCATCAAACAATTCTCAACTACAACAAATCTATCAAGATGCTATAGAAACAGAGGGAACTACTGCTGAAGTCTCTGCTCTAGCTATGAGAAATGTGTATGCCTGGGCTAATGGTCAGTTACAAACCAAGATGAAAAATAATATCTGGCTAAATAATTTTGTAGAAGTTTTAGATAACTTTGCTACATATAAAGAAGAGAACGTTGCCCTTGTGGAAATTAAAGGTGACACGTTCCACCGATATGACTTTAAAAAATTAAAGGTTGCCCTGGTCGGCAGACCAGACCTTGACATCCCACCCAATTTGGTGCTATCCTCTACGTATACAGAAGGCAGTTCAGGACTCCCCACCGTGAGGATCATTGGTACTAACGCCAACGATGGCAAACAGTATGAACTAGTTCAGTTTCGATTCAAACTAGAAAAAGGAACGGGCGGCAAACCTAAAGCGATCCGTAACTATGTTGAGAAACGTAAAGGACTGGAGGACTACATCGGATGAGTAAGAACACTCACCTTGAACACCTAGAAGATAGCATCCTGTTTGACGGAAGTCAGGGTGCCACCGATGCTTTCATGTTCCTTGACGAACTTGCCCGTGTTTTCAGCGGTCAAGGTAACAACACATTCAAGATTACAACTAAATGGGATGGTGCTCCCGCTATATTTTGTGGCACGTATCCTGGCACCAAACGATTTTTTGTTGGTACTAAATCAGTATTCAACAAAAATGCTAAGATTAATTTTAGAGACCTAGACGTTGACGCCAATCATGGTCATGCTCCTGGACTTGTTTCTAAACTGAAAGATGCCCTCAAGTATTTCCCCGCCCTCGGTATCAATGGGGTGGCACAGGGTGATCTTCTGTTCACCGACGACAAGAAGTATGAAACCATCAACGGGGAGAGATGTATCACATTCACTCCTAACACAATTACATATAGCATACCAGAGTCCTCCTCTCTCTTTGCCAAGGCTGACAGGGCGAAGATCGGAGTTGTCTTTCATACAACGTATACAGGGAGTAGCGTGGATAGTCTTAACGCTTCTTTTGGTTACAATATAGACCGCCTCAATAAATCTGATGATGTGCTAGTATTGAGTGCCGAGACTGGTCAGATGGGTAAGGATGTGCTGCTCACTAAGCAGGAAGTGGCAAGGCTTAAAACTATGAAGAGAGCATCCACTACCTTCATTAGACAGTCCGCTAGTTTCCTAGATAGTGTGGCGGAACAGATCGCTGCTAACGATCAGTTGACAGTCGGTCCTCGCCTCAAGATCTACTTTAATACGTATGTCAGACAGGGACGACGAGTTAATAGTGCTTCTAACTTTATACGTGATTTTAAGCAATATTACGAGGGAGAAGTAAAGAAGGCAGTTGATAAGGTCAAGACTCCTAAAGCAAAAGCAGGTAAACTTGCTAAACTATATGCTGGACTGGACTTTATCGAATCGAATAACACGGCATTACTTAAGACCATTGGTCTATATACTACACTACAGCAAGCTAAACTCTTGTTTATTCGTAAACTAGAGAAGGGTGAACGTATTGGTACATACCTGAGAAGTGATACTGGTTATAAGGTAACTGCTCCTGAAGGATATGTTGCTATCAAAGATGGCACTACAGCAATCAAGTTGGTTGATAGACTACAGTTTAGTGTTGCCAACTTTAATGTATCTAAGGACTGGGTTGACGGGAAATGAGTAGAGTAGTCTTTACATTTGGTAGGTTCAATCCTCCCACCATTGGTCATGAGAAGTTGATCAAAGCAGTTGCTGCTCAAGCTAGTGGTGATGATTACTTTATTTTCCCCAGTCACTCACAAGATAAGAAAAAGAATCCATTGGATTCTAAGACTAAGACAGACTTTATGAAGTTGATGTTCCCTAGTCACAAGGATCATATTGTTTATGATACCAATATCAAGACACCTATCCATGTACTACAGCATTTACAGGGAACATATGAGAGTATTGTGATGGTTGTAGGTAGTGATCGTGTTCCTTCCTTCACAGGTATGTTGACGAAGTACAATGGTGTGGAGTATACTTTCAGGAACATTGAAGTAGTCTCTGCTGGTGAGAGAGATCCTGATGCTGATGGAGCAGCGGGTATGTCTGCTAGTAAAATGAGAGCAGCAGCATGTCAGTCTGACTTCAATGCCTTCAGATCTGGTATACCATCCTCTGTTCCAGACAAAAAATGTAAAGATTTGATGGACACCATTGTTAGTATCATGCTATGAAAGATTTTAAATCTATTAAAAAAACAGCAGACCAGCAAAGGTTTCGTCTGAAAGAGGTCTATCAACCAGGAGATTTAGTATTCAATACTAACACTGGTGAGAAAGGAGTAGTTCATCGTGCTGGTCCTAACTACGTTATTGCTCTCACTGAGACTGGTAATATGTTCCGTGCCTGGGTAACAGATATACGTGAAGTACAAGAGACTATAAATAAAGAAAGGAAAAGTAGTATCTTTACAAATAATGGAAAGGCAGAAACCCACGAATAGTGTACAAAACAACGATGAGTTTTCCAAAGCTCTAATTGAATCGTATGGTCGCTGGATGGGCGGCGCAGGATTTGGATGGCACCTCAACGAAGAACCAATCCCCGCTCCTGTGAAGAAAGAACTTGCTACACCTCAACGTGAGGGTGGTGCTGATGCTTCTACATCCATCCTGGATCTTTAGGGGAAGGAGGCGAAGAGTGATGAGGGTCCTAAAGATATTAAAGCCATGGCTGGTGCTCCTGACCCCGCCACTGATCTACGTACTGGTGCTGGCGTCAAACAGTCTCACGGAGCAGAGATTAGAGACACCACGAAGGTGGTTACGAAGGAAGCCTGTGACACTTGTTCATCTTGTGGAGGGAAAGGGTGCTCCAAGTGTCAGACGGAAGGTAAGAAAACTATGAAGAAAGAAGAGACTATTACTGAGAAGAAAGGTCTCTATGCCAATATTCATGCTAAGAGAAAGAGAGGTGGTACTCCTGCTAAACCAGGCAGTGAGAACTATCCTGCTAAGGATGCTTTCGCTAAGTCTGCCAAGACCGCTAAGAAAGAAGCAGTATCGTTTGAACTCGATGGTGTTGAGTATGTCTTTGAAGAAGTAATTGAAGAAGGCAGCATGAAGCAAGCACGTAAGAACGTGGGAGCTAGCACCTGCTGGAAGGGTTATAAGGCAAAGGGCACTAAGACAAAGGGTGGTAAGACTGTTCCTAACTGTGTTAAAGAAGAAGAGATTCAAGAGAAGAAACTTGATCCCGTTGGTAAGGAAGACAAGGACATCGACAACGATGGTGACCACGATAAGTCTGATAAGTATCTTCTAGCACGTCGTAAGAAGGTCTCTAAGATCATCGGTGCTAAGAAAAAAATGAAGGAGTCTGCTGAACTTGCTAAGGAGATTGAAGAAGAAAAAAAGTAAAGGGGGCACACGTTGAGGTGATGCCTGACATCGAAGACGGTGTGCCACAAGATAAAGAGGAGAAAAAGAAACATAAGAAATACGTTCTTAAAACTGTGGAAAAACAAAAAGCGAATAAATAATTTTACACTTGCTGTAAGATCATGCTTTCCTTTTTACTCCCACTAGCATCTAAGATTGTATCTGATGCTGTTTCTAAAATCCCTGAAAATGAAGAACTTGGTGAAAAACTAGTTGAACTCTGCCTTGTCATTCTGAAGAAGGCAGTTACTCTAACTAAGACTACAATGGATGATGAACTACTTGCTGTTGTAGAGAAAGCTATTCTCGCTAGAGAAGAAGAAGCACCTGCTGAATAATAACTGGGACCTTCGGGTCCCTTTTTTTATAAATACAATATAGAAAGTAGTCCCCCTGGAGATACAATGTCCTTATACGGAAGAACGGACAGCAATGCTAACAAGACCAAAGCTGGTCGTGGAGTGTCGCCATCGTCCCAATCAAAACAAATTCTTTTTATTGACGACACAGAAGCAGCACTTGCCGAGAATAAGGCACGTGGTTTGAATGCTCCTGGTTGGTGGTCATACTTCACGTATACTGATACGGAAGGTAACACACGCCACAAGGCAGAGATGCTGGTAACTATCGCTGGTCCTGATACCAACGCTAACGAGACCCAGGCAGATGACGCTGCTGCAGCAGACCTCAGTGTATTGATCGACATCCAGACACAACCAGCAGATACTGCTGTTGCTGTTGGTGCTTCTCTATCGCTGGTCCTCGCTGCTACCGCTACTCCACCTGGCGATGCTTCTGTTCTCACCTATCAGTGGCAGAAGAAATCTGGTCGCTCTTGGAAGAATATTTCTGGTGCTACAAGCACTACATTCGACATTGCTACCTATGCTGATAGTGATGCTGGTTCCTACCGCGTCAAGATCAACTCCACCAATGGCGCTGCTGAGAAAATCTCCGACACTGCTGTTGTAACTACTGCGTGATAAATGATTATTAATGAGTTGACTCCAGAAAACTGGATGTTCTTTGCTATTCAAAATTATAATAATCCTCAGTCTGTTACTTATAGTGACTTTGAAGAGGATCTAAATAGGATTAGATATATTAAACGTTTATTTAAGCGATATGAAACGAGTGGTGAATTAAAAACTCACCTCATTTTAAATCATATTATTGTAATGTATAATGTATTTGATGATGCCGCAACGCCTCTACTCTTTTATAAGATAGAGGCGACCCATTGGAATTATCTTAAAGCGTTTATGCTTTTCTTAAATCGATTACCCGATAGTTTAACCGATAAAGTAGATCAAGAATGTCTGAAGCAACTGAATCTAATTTAAATGAAATGATGGCAGGAGACGGATCAGGTCTCGCGATGCCACCTGCATTTGTTTTTGTCAATACTAAGGGTTCTCGTAAATACAAAAAGAACAACCAAGACAAGGTAGATGGTCGCACTAAAGGTGCGAAAAATATGCTCTCTCGTATCAACAAAAGAAAAATGAAGGAAGAACTAGAAACACAAAATATTTCTGAAGCAGTGCCCTCAGAAACTGAGAGAGCACAGAAGCAGATTCAACAGGGTAAAAAACTCAATCGTCAGAAAGACCTGCAAAAGAAACGCGAAGAAGCGAAAAAGAAAATGCAGTCTAAGACGAAAGAAATGGATACCTTGATGAAGGCACGTCTATCTGACTTCAAGAAAAAAGCAAACGACCAAACAAAAAGACTTAAGAAAGAAGAAACTGAAGTGACTACTAACATGATTACTGAAAACACTGACGCACTCGAAGTTGCACTACAGGTTGCAACCCAAGAACTCAATCCTACTGGCGAAACATCATTCGCTAAGATTGATTTTTCTGATGGAACTTCCCAAAACCTAGACAACTTCTCTGCAAAAAGAATCGCTGCTTGTTACGCACAATTGGATGAACCCAAGCAACAGCAGTTCCGTTACATGCTCAACAAAGATGCATCGACTTATCAGTCAGCACTTGACTTCGCAGTGAGAAATGTCTGATGGCGTGGGGTCTTGGTAAGTTAGCAGTATTAGAATCTAAACTCAACATTTATGAAGATCTCTCCAAGGAGATGCTCGACAAACTTGAAAAAGCAGTAGGAACAATCTCCGACAATAGCAACAAAATTGCTATCATCTTAGAGCGCCATGAAAATCGTTTGGATGAATCCGAACGTGCCGATAAACTTATTATCGGTATGCTTGAAGAGATGAAAGAACGCAATGAAAAAGATAAAGAACTAATTCACAACAGAGTATCTGCTCTACAAAAGAAAGTAGAAGTGAATGCTAAGTTCGTGATCGGTGCTGGTGCTGTGCTTGCCACCCTTGTGGCAGTTCTACAAGTGGTCCCACCTTTGGTAAAGGTGTTGACCCCTTCAACATCCTCTGCTATCATGGGTGAAGTAAGACCATCCACCCGTGAGTTATCTTGACACAAAGTATATTAGTCTAGTATCTCCACAGCTGGACAAGTTTACTAAGAAGAATGATAGAACGTACAATTTTCGTTGCCCATATTGTGGCGACTCTAGAA